AATCTATAGAGAACAATATAAATGTTTTTATACGAGTTTTATTATTATTTTGATTATTTCATTAATTGTTGTCTTGATAATTTTGAAAACTCGTCGCCTGCGAATATTTGATAAGATGATATTCCTATCAAAGCTAATGATGCTGCTAATGTAAAAAATAATATTTTATTATTAAATAAATAATTTAATATATTTGTCAAATTTAATTTTGTAATAATTGATGTAAAATTGGTTTTCAAAAAAATATTGTAATTAAATACTATAAATATTATTACTGTTCCTAAGCAGAATGAAGATATCATTAGTCTTTTAATTAATTCCATTTTTTTTTTATATTTTTCTGGTAAATTGAATGGTGTTCCGTATTTTTTTGTATATTTTATATTCAAATTATTTGCAACTATTAAAATAAATATTATAAGAACTGTATGGAATACTAGACCAACTATTAATGAAAAAATCGCAACCATCTCAACAAAAAAAAAAGCTTTTTGAAAAATATCCATTAATTGATTTGTAGCATATAACATTGTTGCTATATTTACGATTATTAATACTGAGAAGCCAATGTATTCGGTATTTTTTTTATAAATAAATACAAAACAAATAATATATAATATAAAAAATGCTAGATAATTTAATAATGCGATTGATTTTGCCATTATAGTTATACTAATATATATCTCGATTTTTTTATAAATGCATTTCTAATTTGGATCTGGCAATTTATATTTTTCACATAGCCAGTTTACGATTGTTGTTATTTCACATGTCAAGAACCCTTCTGGAAATTTTTTTATATTTAAAAATTCGGGTTTTTTCATATCTGGACGCTTATAATAAACATATGGACCATATTTACCTTTTTTTATATACATTGTATCATTTAATACCCTTAATGATGTTTTTTCGTTTGTATCTTTTTTATTTCCTAAATATTCTGTTATATCTGCTAATGTTATTTCATCTAATGGTTTTTCTATTTCTTTTATACTTTCTCTTTTTGTTGGATCTTTTCCATATTCTACATAGGGTCCGTAACGCCCTGTCTTTATAAAAATATCTTCTCCTTCATATTTACCTAAACAACTATTTTTTATTTCTAATACATCATTCAGTGTATATTCTTTGTTTTTTAGTCTTTCTAAATCTATTTCTTGATCTTTTTTTGCCAATAAATATTCTACTGTCCCATCTTCTAAAGTATGCTTTATAGATGGTCCAAATCGTTCAAATATATACTCATATCCATCTTCTGTTAATGGATACGATTGTTTTTTTATGTTTTTAATTGGACCAGATAACCGTTTTATCTCTTCGTAACATTCTTTACATATTGATGACCATTCTGGCTTGTCAATATTTTTTGATGATATTATATCTAGTTGTTCTTCCATTGTTTTTGTGTATTCATATGAGAACAATTCTTCGAAATATTTCAAAAGAAATTCTAAAGTTACTATTCCTATATGTTGTATAACTAATTTATTTTTTTCATTACCAAATATGCGTTCCTTAGTTGTTGTCTTTATAGTTTTATCAACAAGACGATACTCATCGCACATGATTTTTTCACCTTCTATATCGGTTTTTTTAACATATCCCCTATCTTGTATGGTTTCCACTATCGTTGCAAATGTAGATGGACGTCCTATTCCAAGATCTTCTAATTTGTTGATTAAACTGGCTTCTGTATAATGTTGGTGCTTGTTTTTTACAGTAATTTCACTTTCTATGTATTGATATTGACATGGTTTTTTCGCATCCATTATCGATTGAAAATATGTCAATAAACCAACATTGTCATTTTGAGAACTTTGTTCCGATTTTTCAAATACTATTTTCCATCCATAAAAAATGGGTATTTCTATGGTATACATATAATGATGATCCAATGGAGCTGAAATTTTTATTGGTTTGTTTTTATAAATAGCTTCCGCCATACAACTTTCAACCGTATTTTTCCATATTAGTTTATACAAAGATATCATCCGTGTGTCTTCCGCGTTTGGTATAGTTCTTGTTTCTAATTGTGTTACACGAATCGCCTCATGTGGATTTGTTGTATCTTTTAAAGAAATTGGTCCTAAGTTTCCTATATATTCCGGTTTCTTGTATTCCTTGATTATAAAATTCTTCATGTTTTCTAAAAAAACAGTTGAATATTGAGAACTTTCGGTTCTCATATATGTAATATACCCATTTTGATATAATTTTTGACAAATTTCCATGGTTGTCTTTGGTGACATATGTAATACATTACTTGCTACCTGTAGTAATCTAGATGTATGAAATGGTTTTGGTGGCGATTTTATAGTTTGTTTATCTTCACCTATTTTTAAAATATGATTATGTGTCTTGGATTTTTCTAAGAATTCGAGAACATTGGTTTTACATAAAAAATCGGCATTTAAATGAAATTCTATTGATTTTGAAAAAAAAACACCCCGGGTTTTATAATATTGTTCTATTTTTGTGGTATCCTTTTCTTTTTCATTATCGTATACGAGTCTTAATGCAGGGGTTTGACAACGACCAGCACTCAATGAATTCGACTTGTTATTATACAAATATTTCCATAAATATGGCGATATTTTATATCCTACGATAATGTCGAGAACTTGTCGAGCATGTTGTGCTTGTACTAAATTCATATTGATAATAGTTGGCTTTTTTACAGCCTCTATTATTGCATTTTTAGTTACTTCGTGAAATATGATACGCTTTGTCGTTTCGATAGGTAAGTCGAATATTTTACATATATGCCATGCAATTGCCTCACCTTCGCGATCATCGTCCGATGCTAATATAATATTGGATTTCGAGAACATTGATATTGTTTTTCGCATATTTTCTATATGATGCTCTTTTTCAACTATAAATGTAAATGTAGGTTCGAAATTTTTTTTTGTATCTATTGCCTTCAATCCCTCGATGGATCTTATATGCCCTTTCGATGCTATACAACAATAATCTTCTCCCAAGAAGTGTTCTATTTTTGCACATTTGGATGGAGATTCTACTATTATTAGATATTTTGCTGTAGCTAGATTTGATGACATGGACTTTGATGCTTGTTTTGAACTTGGTTTTGTTGTGGTAATTTTTTTTTTATAATATTTTGGCGGCATGTTATATATATTTTAAAACGATATATTTCTAACTCATTTACCTAATAGTTTTTGTTTCAATTTATTTACTTGTTCTAATGTATTATTGTAGTCCATTTGTGAAAACTCTCGCATACTATTGAGATGATCGTTATGTATTTTATCGTAATAATATAACAAGGAATCAGTATTTTGTTTTTTTTCTAATAAATATTTTTTTTTACTAGAAAAAAAACATTTACAGTATCTCGACATTATATATAATATTTTGATTTTTTTATTTCATTTTTATTTAATCATCATCATCTACGTATTCATTATCTGTATCATCATTCTCTAATTGTGATATTTCTTCTCTTGTTAATTCGTATATTCTTTTAATTAGTATAATTTCATTCCCATTATTCCAGTTAAATTTTAATGTTATAAACCCTTTATTCGTAAACCCTATATATTTTACATTATCAAGTGTACCTATATTATAATGTTTCCCGATTATTAATTGGCAATTGTTTTGATCTGTTGGTAGATTCATTTTTTATTTTTTTAATATAAACAAAACTTGTTTATATAATTCAATTTTTTTATAATAAAATTGAATTATATAAACAAGTTTTGTTTATATTATAAAAAACATGACAATTTATAGTAAAAAAATTCAAATTATTATTAAAGATCGTTCTTATTCTGAATGGAGTTTTGTCGATTATGAATCTAAGAAAACGCTAAGTATAGATGATTACCCAGAATTAAATAGCATCATACCATCAGATCAAAAATTATTCAATCTTGATGTTATTTTTCTTGATAATTCAAACATAAATATCAATGTAATCAAAAATCATTCTTATATAAAAACTGTTCCGTATTTATCTGGCATTTTAATATTAGATGGTAATAAAACATACGGAAGAACTTCTAATAAAAAACGTCTTTTATATAAATGTATTCCAGATGATCCAGGTCTTCCTTCGTTTTTGATACCTTATGATATAAAAATTGGATTTTCTAAAATAATAAAAAATCGATATATAATTTTCAAATACGACAATTGGGACGGTAAACATCCACAGGGAATAATAGTAGAAACTATTGGAGATATAGATAATTTAGAAGCATTTTACGATTATAAATTATATTGTAAATATTTACACATATCTGTAACTGAATTTTCAAATAAAACGCGCTTTACACTCGGAACTAAACCAATACAATTATATGTAAATGAAATTCTTAATAATCCAAATTATAATATAGAAGATCGACGTATTAATCATGTTTTTACAATAGATTCTGCAACAACTGTTGATTACGATGATGGATTTGGAATAGAAAGGATAGGAGAAAAATGGGTTGTAAGTGTTTATATTTCAAATATATTTCTTTGGATAGAGACATTGGATTTATGGGATTATTTCAGTAAAAGGGTAGCAACTATTTATTTACCTGATCGTAATCGTACTATGTTACCTAACATATTATCCGATAATATATGTAGTTTGCAAAGTTTTCAACAAAGGTTTGCATTAGCCATGGATGTTGTTATTGATGAAAATGCTTGTGTCAATAGTATTACTTATAAAAATGTCTTAATACAAGTCAATAAAAATTATTCATACGATGACACAAGTATGTATATTGATAATCAATATATAATGCTTTATAATCTTTCTAAAAATCTAGATTTTAGTATACGAAACTCGCATGATTTGGTTTCATATTGGATGGTTAAAATGAATGAGTATACTGGTACAAAATTATCTGAATACAAAACTGGCATTTTTAAAACAATACATTCAAATAATTCTATATTAAGGGATGATATTGATACTGGGCATGAAATGTCTGAAAATACATTTCAGGTGATACGTAATTGGAATAACTCTACTGGAAAATATTTATTTTATTATAATATCGATAATTCTGAATCAAATTTACCAAAATACTATGCTCATGTTACTAGTCCTATAAGAAGGATGGTTGACTTTCTTAATCAAATCATTTTATTAAAAGAATTTTATCTGGTTAAAAATATGAGCGAAAAATCACAAACATTTTTGAATAAATGGCTATCGGAGCTAGATTATTTGAATTCATCTATGCGTTCTATACGAAGAATACAATTGGAATGTGAAGTTTTAAATAAATGCTTTAATAATCCTTCTATAATGGATAATGAATATGAAGGTGTAATATTCAGTAAAGAAATTATATCAACTGATAAAATAACATATATGGTGTATTTGGAAAATATAAAATTATTATCAAAAATAACGACGCATAACAATATGCCGAATTATTCTAAACATAAATTTAAAATTTATTTATTTGAAGATGAAGATAAAATTAGAAAAAAAATAAGACTACAATTAACGTAAAACAATATAAAAATAGTATATTATTCAACACTATATTATTTAGAACAAATGGAAAAAATACAAAAAGAAGGATTGGAATTGTTCACTAAGAAAAATAAAGATTACGGTGATTTTTATATTTTTATATAATATAAAATAAAATAAAATGGAAAAAGAAACACAAAATTTTGAAATTACAATTGATAATTATAAATATACGATTGAATATAAATTTAATTTAGAGAATTTAGATTATAAATTTTTAAAAATGAAATCAAAAAAAAATACTGATAATGAGGAAATACATTTTATAATTGTGAATTCTCTTAGTGAATGTGGCATGTGGCGTTTATGTGCAATTGAACAAAAATATAGAAATAATGAAAACGGACTTTTTTTTTACAAAGGTGCTAATTATACAATGAGCACATTCATTATATTAGAAATACAGATTTTTATAAATACAGTAATTGATGATATTCCTTTACAACAAAATAATGCACTTGTCAACGAAATAATATCAACTGGTTTATATTTCAGAGATGATGAAGATATTATGAAAAGAATTGATAATATAGATAAAAATAACAATATAGGAATAAATAATTATAATTGTATGAACAAATATACACGATGTTTAAATGATATAATAAAAACTAAAATTGAACCTGAAGAAGATTTATATGAAGATGGTAATAATAATAATAACGACAAATATGAATTGATTGGGCGAAAAAATATTATTGATAATTTTGATTTTGATTTAACTTCTATAAATTTTGTTTCAAAATATAATTATAAAGATTCTATTGCCAACAATAAACCAGTTGATAGAATTAAATGGCATCAATATAACAATTTATCAACACAAAAAGACAAAGAAGAAAAATTTTGGCCAGTAGACTCATTTTTAGCGATTGATAGAACTATAAACTTTGGAAATACTAATATAAAAATAGAAGGGAATATTTACACTACGATTATCAAAAAGAAAAATACAGAAACAAATTCAAATAATGAACATGAAGAAGAAAATGGAAAACACATATTATATTTTATGATTTTTTCTGGAACTATTGAATTGCCAGAGAAATTAAAAAAACTAAATTTAGATAGTAAAATATATAAATTTAGTGAAGAAAATATAACAATTGTAAATGAAATTATACCTCTTTACATTATTCCAATTATTCCATATAATTATATAGAAAAAGATGAAAGCGTTTACACTGTTAAAAGTTTAGGTTTATATCCTATTTATTCTGAATTTTTTTATAAAAAAAAAACAAGAAAGACAAATGAATCTTTATTAGACATGGCTAAAATTTTAAATTATATCAGTCAGTGCCCAGAAAATTATCAAACGTGTGGAACACAATATAAATTAAATATAGACACTTATAAAAATATTCCTTTTTTTAATGAATTAAAAGCTAGAACTAATGAATTAATAGCTAGAACATTAACGCTTGGTGGAAAAAATAAAACTAGAAGGTATAAAAAAACTAAAAATTCTAATAAAAGAAAATCAAAAAAGTCAAAAAGAAAATCTATAAAAAAATAATTATTCAAGTTAACTGGGTTAGTAAAGGCGCTGTTACAAATGTTAAAGATCAAGGTCAATGTGGATCATGTTGGTCTTTTTCTACTACAGGAGCATTAGAAGGTGCATATTTTATTAAATATGGAACATTAGAATCATTTTCAGAACAACAATTAGTTGATTGTGATAACTATCGTAATGGTGGTAAGGACTTAGGATGTAAGGGTGGTTTAATGGATAATGCTTTCAATTGGATCGGTGATAATGGGGGTTTATGTAGTGAAAGTGATTATCCTTATTTTTCTGGCGAAACAAAAACAAATGGGCCTTGTAAAACTAGTTGTAAAAATATTAAAAATAGTAAAATAACCGAATTTATTGATATTATAAAAAGTTCAGATGATGAAATGATGAAAGCGATTTCAAATCAACCGGTTTCAATAGCAATAGAGGCTGATCAACGTGAATTTCAATTATATAAATCCGGCGTTTTCTCAGCATCATGTGGAGTAAATTTGGATCATGGCGTATTGGTTGTCGGTTATGGAAATGAAAATAATTTGGATTATTATTTAGTAAAAAATTCATGGGGAACTAGTTGGGGCGATGATGGGTATATTAAATTAGGTCGTGGAAAACAATATAATAATGGTGATGGTCAATGTGGTCTTTTATTACAAGGAAGTTATCCTGTTTTATAATGATATGATATAAATAAATATTATGTAATACAATATTTATATCATATCATTATAATGATATATTGTTTGTTTTTTA